ATGGCTGGCAAGCCCATCGATTTGACCGGACAGAGGTTCGGGCGCCTCGTCGCCGTCGAGCTTACGGACAGGCGGGACAGGCACTCAGGTGGCGCCATATGGAGGTGCCGGTGCGACTGCGGCAACACCTGCGAGGTTGGCGCGCACGAGCTGCGCAACGGAAACACGAGATCGTGCGGGTGCGGGAACGCCGAGAACCGCAAGCGATCCGGCGAGAACCGCAACGACGCCGTGCTGAGCGATGGGTCACGTGCTGACAGGTACCTGTCCTCACGCCCGCGAGCTGACAACGTAGTAGGCGTGCGGGGCGTGGGCGTGAGGAAGTCGGGGAGGTACTACGCAGAAATAACGTTCGGCGGCGTGACACATACCCTTGGCACGTTCGACACGCTCGACGAGGCGGCATGGGCGCGCAGGGAAGCGGAGATAAAGCTATACGACCCGTACCTCACGGCACACGGGAAGCCGCCGACGAGCGAGGAGGAGTTCCTGAGGTCGCTCAGGGCGGCGGAGGAGAAGGAGGGGAATCATGCGCAAGGTAATCAACAACCGCCTGTATGACACCGGCACGGCAAGGCTCGTCGGCAGCCACCAGGCGGAGGTGGACGGGGGCTCCTACGTCTTCGGCGACCTCTACCGCAAGAGGACGAGCGAGTACTTCGTCGAGACGAGCGGCACGCTCGTCGGCATGGAGAGGACGATTACCCCGCTGTCATACGACGAGGCCCGCGAGTGGGCCGAGTCGCACCTCACGGCGGAGGAGTACGAGGCCGAGTTCGGCCCCGTCTCCGAGGGTGGCGGGGATGAGGTCGTAAGCGCGCGGGTAAGCGCCGCCGCGAAGCGTGCACTCGAGCGCGAGGCCCAGCGCACGGGCGAGACCCAGACGGCCATCCTTGAGCGCCTACTACTGTCGCTCGCGGGCGAGTAAGCGCCTATACCGACTAGGGCCGGGCCGTCACAGGCCCGCATACGGCCTCTCAGCGAGCCGTCTACCTGCGCAGACGCAAGAGCGCCCCCATCCTCCCGCAGGAGGGTGGGGGCGTCGTCGTGTGTGTCGTGGCCGTGCTGCGATGATGCCGCGATGGTGCTACTCGCCGTCGTCGAGCCCGTCGAGTGCCGTGGGGCCGTCCCATGGCTCGGGCTCTGGCGCCTCGTGGTGCGTGCATGCCGCATCGGGCTCCGTCGCATGCTCCCACCACAGGCACCAGATGATGCGCCCGTCGCCCGGGTAGCCGTGCGTGGCGTGGCGGCAGGTGGCGCACGTCGGCGATGACGCATCGCCCACTAGGACGTCGTCACCTCGAGCCTGATCTCGGCGAGCTTGGCGGCCACGGCGTCGGAGACGGCCTTGGCGACGGCCTCCGGGTCGGCGCCCTGGGCGCTCGCAAGCGTCCTGATGGCCTCTGCCTGGGCCGAGATGGTGGCCTGCAGCTCCTGGATGCGCAGGTTGGTGTCGACGACGTTCGCCAGCACCGTGTGCGTGTCGTCGCCGCCGATGGTCTGCCTTATGGCGTTGACCACGCGGTCGATGTCGATGAGGTTCGTCCAGGCGGATCCTGGTGCGGTGTCGTCCTGCTGCCCGTCGTTCGTGAAGGCCCAGACGTCGTTTGGCGTAGGCAAGTCGTCCTCGCTTCCCGGGGCGCTCCCCGCCCCTGTCATGTAGTCGTACCACTGCTGGCACATTCTCACGTACCTGTCGTGCTGCGGCATCCCGACCCGCAGGGGGCCGGGGCAGTCGGTGCTTGCGAAGTCGGAGTGCCCGAAGAGGTTCCTCCCCCAGGCAGGTCGGCCGAGCCCGTAGCAGGCGCACAGGGCCGCGACCAGGTGCGAGCCGCTCGCCATGCACGCGTCGGTGAGGTATCCGGGGTTTCCGCCGCGGTTGGCGTGCTCGATGCCGATGCTCCGCCTGTTCTCGGCCTTGTTGCCGCAGTGCCACGCCATGTCGCGGTCGCGCACCAGCTGCGTGATCCTGCCGGTCGACGCCACCGCGTAGTGCGCGCTGGCCGGCCTCGTCTGCCAGACGCCGTAGCATCCGGCGCCGTCGAGGTCGCCGCCCATGTAGTGCACGACGACGTGCCGGATTGGGCTCCCGGCGCGACCGCTCGTGTAGTGCGTGCCCAGCCATCGGTTCTCGTCTGCCGTGAGGCTCGCGAAGTCCATCTACCTCACCTCCTTCCGCCCTGCGGGGGCCACGCGCTCCCGCTCCTCGTGGCCGCAGTGCCTGCAGTGCCAGCCCCTCCACGCGTGCGCGCCCCGCGTCTTGGCCACGACGACCACCATCTCGTCACCGCACACGGGGCAGCGGCGGGGCCCGTCCGTCCCCATCGCTACTCGCCCGCCGCCGGAGAGGCGTCCGTCCCGGGCGTGCCGGACGCCTGGGCGACGAGCGCGGCCGCCGCGTCCTCGGGGGTCGCCCCCGCCTTGCGCAGGTCGACGTACACCTGCGCCTCCTGGGCCGCTCTGCTGAAGTTGTGGTTGCGCCAGCAGCCGTAGGCGATTGCCCCGCCGGCGACTGCCAGCGACAGGACGTTGGTGACGAGCGAGGCGTCGACCTGGTAGCCCGCGAACCCGGCGACCACCACCACGATGGTGACGACGGCGCCGAGCAGGGCCTTGACGGACTCCTTCATCTTCTTCTCCATTCTCTGCGTCTCCGCAGGTAGACGGCCCTATCAGAGCCTGTTTACGGTGTCTTGCGTCGGGCGCGGGGCTGCCTCGCCTGGACGGGACGGCCCGAGCCGTCACCGGAGCCCTGGCCCTACATGTCGTCCATGCGTATCTCCAGGTGCTTCACGCGGCTCTCGACGGCCCTCATGCGCTGCTTGACGATGGCGAGCTCCCTCTCGTGGACGCCGGTGAGCTGCCTCAGCTCGCGCATGCCGTCGCGCGTCTCCGACACCATGTCCGAGATGTAGGAGAGCTTGTCGCTCAGCATCTGCTGGCGCTCTATCGAGGCGTTCTCTCGCTCGTTGCCGGTCTCGCCGTGCTCCCGGAAGGAGAGCAGCAGGGCTATGGCGGCGACCATCAGGCTCCCGATCGTGGCTATGTCATCGAGTGGCACCGATCCCCCTATCCAAGGCCCACCGGGACGGCTATCTGGCCGGAGTAGTGGCCGAAGCTCCCCGCCCGGGCCATCACCGTCCCGTCCGACATGATGTACAGGTACCCGATGTGCGTGCCGTCGGAGACGACCGTCATGCCGCTGATCGAGTATCCCCCCTGCATCCCCACGATCGCCTGGAGGTTGACCCTCGATATCCGGCCGATCGTGCGCCACTCGTAGTTCTGCTGCAGCGTGATGTTGTAGATCTGCACGACCACGAGGAAGCCCCTGGTGGCGTACCACGCCCCGGTCTGCAGCATCTCCGTCCACGTCCCGCTCATGAGGTTGGCCGACAGGCCAGACCCATACCGCCTGTAGAAGGCGAGGTTGTGCCCGAACATCGACACGTTCTCCTGCCCGTCGTTGCCGCGCTCGAGGACAATGGCCGCGGTCGAGCCGTCCGGGCGCCTGTCGATGCCCATGCCGGCGCCACGCGTGAGGAAGAGGCCGCCGAACTCGTTGGGGTCGTTTCCCGTGCCCACGGTCGCGTAGCGGACCGTCACGCCCGCGTCCTCGTAGTGGTAGGCACCCAGCTGCAGCGCGCCGTCGTTGAAGCTCGCCCCGTCGCGCGTGATGGTGCCACCCACGTGGTCGCCGCCCGTGCGGAAGTCCACCGAGTCGGAGTCGATGGCGACGTTCGCGGCGGCGGGGTTGCCGATCGTGGCCGTGGCGCCGTAGACGGGGGCCGAGCAGTTCTGCCAGTCCGAGCCGTCCCACAGCAGCGTGAGCGTGGCTCCGGCCACCCAGTAGGCGAAGGGCGCTCCGTTGGTCATGATCGCCTGCGGCTCGCCACCGTCGATCGACAGCGTGGGATATGGAGCGGTGTTGGAGTCCGAGAAGTTGCAGTGGGCGACGAGCCCCACCTCCATGGCCGGCATCACGCCCTGCGAGGTGGCCTCCTTCGCGGCCGTGCCCGATGGCGTGAGGCTGACGAGCATCGCCACCTGCCTCGTGTCCTCCTTCGTGGGCAGGGCCGCCGCCGTGACCGTGATGGGCGCGCAGGGGGACGAGCGGTTGTGGGACGCCCTGCCGTCCGGCAGGCACGCGTCGTCCTCGGAGGACGCCGTTATGGTGCGCTCTCCCTCGCGGACGCGCACGGTCTGCGAGCCCGCGTGCGTCAGGTGGCCGACCACGACGCCGTCGACCATGAGGTTGACCCACATGAAGTCGCCCGGGATGCCGCCCTGCAGGCTGCCGTCCCACGAGATGGTGACGAGCAGGCCCTGGGCCGAAGCCGTGATGCCGGTCGGCACGCCCGGGGGCGTGACGTCCCCGACGTGCGTGGCCATGGTGGTGCCGTCGTCGTTGCCGAGGCCCATCACGGTGCGCGTCCCGTCCTGGTTGAGCACCGAGACCGGGCCGATGGGGGCCGTGGCGGCCCCGCGGGCGCCCTCCCGCGCGCCCAGGGCCTCCTGCGCGAGCCTCTCGGCCACGCTCTGGAGCCCCGTGAGCTTGGTGTGTCTCATTGCCCCCCCCCTATGAAATCGGATCGAACGTTGCCTGGCCTCCCCGCGCCCAGGTAGGGTGCTGCATCGGGTCGAAGGTGAGGGCCACCTCGGGCCCGGCGGTGCCCGACATCTCCATGAGCCGGAGGTGGTAGGTGCCGTCCGGCAACGTCGGAAAGCCCTCCACCGCCACGTCGACGCGCTGGCCGGGCCACACCACGCCGGGCTGCGGCGCGTGCGGGTCGGCGGCATCCACCGTGCCCGTGAGCTGCACGACCGGGCGGCTCACCTCGGCCAGGTGGGCGTCGGCGTGGCTCGCGAGGACGTCTGGCGTCTCCCAGTCAACGCTCGAGCGCGTCGCCTCCATGAGCGGCCAGGGGTCTCCCTGCTCGCAGAGCGTCATGTCCTCCGACTGGTGGCAGAGCATGGCGGTCTCCTGCCCGGCGCCCGTCGCGAGCACGCGCTCGCACGGCCCCTGGCAGGCCACCTTGAGGCCCTTGAGGGTGCCCCCTCCCGGGCGGCACGTGAGCATGGGCACCTCGCCGCCCATGTGCACGTAGGGGTCGCTGTCGGTGCCGCCGTCCAGCGTGAGCCTCACGTGGGCCTGGTCGGCGAGGTACGGACGCAGCGCGAGGTCGGGGCCGTTCGTGACGTTGGAGATGTTCTCGAGCAGCCGCCTCGCGCTTGAGTTGGCGACGTTGTAGCCCCAGTACGTTCTCTGGTGCGTCCCGACCTCGCCGAGGTACGGCAGGTCGATGGGCAGCTCTCCGCCGCGCTTGCCTGACGTGCAGAGCCTCACGACCTCGGAGGCTATGGCCCGGAGCGACAGCCCGGAGAGCGCGACCGAGCTGGTTGTGGTGCCCCAGACGGTGCCCTCCTGCTCCCCCTCGTGCTGGTAGTCGGCGTCCTTCGCCCACGTGGAGCCGGTGCCGAAGGTGCCCTCTGGGAAGAGGTGCCTGGATCCGAGGATGCCCATGGCCGACAGGAGCGAGAAGCTCGTGTCCTGCCAGGTGTCGGTGCGCGGCCCTATGGCCCCGAAGACTACCGGGCGGCCGTCCCACATGAGCACGAGCGCACGGCGGTAGCTCGCGAGCGCCCGCTCGCGCTCCCCCTGGGACCCCCACGGCAGCGCCGTCCACGGGACGGTTATCCCCGAGCCGGTGTAGTCGCCCGCGCCCTTGTCCCTGGTGGTCGAGAGCGAGCAGTCCGACACGCTCACAGACCACGAGAGGCGCGGTATGTCGATGGGCTCGCCGAGGAGCCCCGTCATGGTGTCGGCCAGCCTGCACTCCCACATTATCGGGCGACCCCCCGGTCGACCACCAGCATGCGCATGCCGACGTTGGCGGTCGGGTATCCCGGCTTCGTCGAGATCAGGTCGACGGCGGCGCCCTCGTGCCACCCGTCGCGCGCCGAGACGACGTGCGTCCCGGCCCTGAGGGTCGTGATGAGTGACACGCCCTTCGTCTCCCACGCCCCGGAGTAGGCGATCTCGTCCATGAGGGACGATGCGCCGTCCACGAGTATGTCCACGACGAGGGAGCCGGTGGAGTTGAAGTCGTGCGTCGTCGCGGTGCGGTCGTAGCGCACCTCCACGACCCTGTTCGTCGGCAGGCTCAGCGTGGCGACGGCCCTGGTCTTCCAGTCGGCGTTCGACGCCGAGACACGCTCGCCCGTCGAGTCCCGCACGTCGGCCAGCACGCCAAGCGACGCCCCGTAGGGCACCGCGTCGTGGTAGGAGCCGCGCGTGACGGCCCCGGCCGTGCTGGTGGCCCCGGCAGGCACCTGCATGTCGCAGATGCGCTGCGCCCTGGCCGGGATGTCGGGGGCCACGGGGCTCACGGCGGGCGCCCCGTGGGTGACGCCGAGCGTCACCAGGTTGTCGGCGTCCCCGAACGTCACGTCGTGCGCCATCACCCACACCGCGTCCACGCGCGGCGTCGTGCCGGCGTTCGGCGTCGTGGCGACCGTGCCGCCCTCGCAGTACGCCTCCACGTAGCCCTGGGATCGGTTGGCCCCCATGGGGATGACGGCGACGCCTGGCGAGACCGCGTAGGACATGGCGGTGCCGCCGCTGACCCTGAGGCCGTCCACGACGCCGCCGGCCTCCCAGTGCGCCGCGACGATGCGGCGCATCATGGCCGCCGTGCAGCCGTTGCCGGCCGCGTCCTGCGGCACGGGGAATCCGACAGTGCTCATGTGTCCTCCTATACGTACGTGTCGTAGCACGTGACCTCGCACGTGCACCCGGCGTCGGCCTCGAGGGCGAGCTGGAGCGTGCCGCCGGGCCCCACCGACGGGAAGCGCCGGGAGTCGAGCCTGCGGGTGACGTCGACGCCGCCCTGTCGCGCCGTCCCGCGCATGCAGTCGAGCACGATGGGGTTCCACACGGGATCCTGTCTGCTCGAGACAGCCTCGCCCGTCGCCACGTCCGTCACCGCCCACCCGTTGGGTGAGCTGCCGCCGATGGCGATGGTCGGCCACGCGGTCGAGGTGCCCCGGTTCCCTATCACACAGAGGCTCTGCACGGCGCCAGAGCCGCCGAAGCTCACGGGCCAGGAGAGGCTGCCCTTCGCGTCGAAGACGAGCCCCATGGTCGAGGCGGCGCCGCCGAGCATCCGGCCCGTCCGGACGGTCGTCGAGAGCCTGCGCGGGTCGGGGCACACGACGGTGATGGAGCCGACCACCATGCTCCCGGCCTCGTCGAGCTTGTCCCACATCGCCCTGAGGTAGCCGACCGACCACGTGCCGCCCGCGCTCGAGCCGTCGTCAATGACGCGGATGCGCACGTTGCGGTGCGCCATGGCGTTGACCGACCCCATGAGCGACAGGACGCCGTCCCTGTCGTCGGCGACTGCGGCTACCCCGATGGTGACCGTGCGCGGCCCGTAGAGCACGGCGGCGTCCTCGACGTCGAAGTCGCCGTCGCCCATGCCGCGCGCCACGGAGGGCACCTTTAGATCGGGGTGGCTGTACCAGCCCTTGGTGTCATCCGTTGCGACGAGGCACGGGTCGTCGACGGGCGCCCCATGGATCGTGACGTCATCGAGGCCATCGGCCGACAGGATGATCAGCATGTGGCCCCCTAGAGCTCCGCGAGCGCGGAGCGGTTGAGTATCGCGGCTGCGCTGTAGAGGTCCTCGTCGTCGCGCACGATGACCACGTGTTGGTCCACGGTCGTGCCACCTGACGCGTCGCTCCCCCTGAAGAAGTCTGAGAGGGCGTCTGACATGAAGCCCACGAGCCTCTCGACGGGAAGCACCGCCTCCGGCCCGGCCTCGCCGCCGCCCAGGACGCTCCCACCGCTGGCGCCGAAGATGGTCGGCCTCGTGAGGATGCCGCCCCTCGCGTACCAGCTGACGCCGATGGTCGGTATGCTCGGCGGGTCGAGGCTGAAGCTCCCGGATATAGAGAAGTGCGGCAGCTTTATGTGAGGCAGCTCGAGGTGCAGGCCCTTGAAGAACCCGCTTATCGCGCTGAGCCCGTTCGAGACGACGTTCTTCGCATCGCCGATCCTGCTCGATATCGTGCTGGCTATGGCCGAGAAGACGCCGCTGACGGTGCTCGAGATGCCGTTGAAGACGCTCGTGAAGACGCCTGCGATGCCCCTGAGGATGCCGCCTATCGTCCCCGCCATGGCGTTCATGATGCCGCCGAGGATGTTCGCGAGTCCGCTCATGACGGACTTCGCGCCATTGGCAGCCATTGACCAGTCACCGGTGAAGACGCCGACGAAGACGCCGACGATGGCCTCTATGGTGCCGACCACAGCCTGGACGATGCCAGCTATGACCTGCATGGCCCCGGAGATGACGGCACCGGCCACGGTGAACGCGGCCGTGAAGACGCTCGACACTATCCCAGCAACCATCGTGAGGGCCGGGCCGACCACGCTCGCCAGAACCATTGCCACCGCCTCGAACACGGGCTGCAGCGTCTGGAACATCGGCACGAGGTACGTGCCGATGGCATCCCCTATCTGCTGGAACGCCGTCTGCGCCGCCTGCAGGGCTGGCGTGAGCAGCGGCCCGACGTTCGCGGCGAAGTCCTGGAAGCCCTGGACGAGTATGTCCCATGCCGGGCCGAACGTCTGCGCGATGTAGTCGCCTATGCCCTGGAGCGCGGGCACGAGCGTGCCCATGAACCAGTCCGCGACCGGCTGCAGCATCGTGAGGGCGTTCGTCCCGCCGTCCGCGATGCCCTGGAGGTATCCGGCGAAGCCCTGGATGGCCTGCGCGCCGATGTTGATGGCGTCAGCGAGGCCCTGCCCGACCCACTGCACGAACTGCGAGATGACGGGCATCACCGCGTCGACGAGCGGTGCGGCGAACGACACGAAGGCCTGGGCGAGCTGCCCTATCGAGCCGAACAGGTTGCCGAGGGCGTCCTGGAGCGGAGGGCACACGGCCACGATGCCGAGGAACGCCGCGACGGCGACGCCCACCGGGCCGCTCATGGCACCGAGGAGGCTCGTGAGCGGCGCAAGCACTGCGCTCAGGCCTGGTATCCCGGAGATCACCGGCGCGAGCCCACCACTGGCGAAGGCGGCGAAGCCCGCGATGACAGGTGCGAGCGCGGGCATGATGGGGCCTATCTTGCCTGGAACCTCGTCTATGGCCGCCGAGAGCCTCTTGAAGAGGTCGACGGCGCCCTGGATGACCGGCGTGGCGAGCGGCTCGACCATCCTCGAGAGCGCGGCACGCACGTTGGCGGCCGCTCCCTGGAACGTGTCACCGGACGCCTTGGCCGAGTCCCCCAGGCCCTCGCGCATCGCGTCCGAGAACGTCTGGAAGTCTATCTGGCCCTTGGAGACCATGTCGGAGACCTCGGCCGTGGTCATGTGCAGGTGGTCGGCGAGCAGCTGTAGCACTGGCACGCCGGAGCTTGTGAGCTGGAGCATGTCGTCGCCCATGAGCTTGCCGCGCGCCGCGACCGACGAGAAGATCGTGCCTATGTCGTTGAAGCTCCTGCCAGAGGCAGCGGCGACGTTCGCCACGGCCTGCAGGCTGTTGGTCATGTCCTGGCCGCTCCTGATACCTGCGGCGGAGAGCGTGGCCGCGGCCGTCGCCGCGTCGCCGAGGCCGTAGGCGGTGCCACGCACGGCGGTCGTGGCCGAGTCCATGATGCTGGCGATGTCGGCCGCGTCGTGGCCGAAGCCGGCGAGCTTCTTCTCCGCGTTGTCGATGGCAAGGGCGCGGTCGAAGCCACCTTGGACGGCTATGCCTGCGACAGCGGCCACACCGGCCTTTCCGACGCTTCCGAGCGCACCGACGAGCTGTCCGGCGTTCTCCCTCACGGCAGTGAGGGAGCTGGACACCTTATCCTTTATGGACGACCTCACGCCGTCCCACGTCGATGACGCCTTGGCCCTCAGCCTGTCCCAGGCCGAGCCCGTCTCAGAGGACATGCCGTTGACGTCAGACGTCGCGGAGCTCGTCGCCTGCCTGCACTTCTGCTTGAAGGCGTCGAGCGCGCCGGAGGCCTTCCCCACGCCATCCGTGAAGCCGGACGAGTCGGCCGTTATCCTCGCCGACAGCGTGTAGTCAGCCATGTGTCACCGCCCGTCGATGTGTGCCTGTATGTCGCGCATCTTGTCTCGCGCCTGTCGTGGGCTCATGCGCCTCATGGCAGTGAGGTCCTCGTAGAGCCTGACCGCCCTGCTTCCCTTCTTGGCCATGGCGTTGGCGAGGGCGTTGGCGAGGGCGTCCCTCAGCGTCTCTGCCTCCTCGGCGTCCCTGTCCTCGATGGCGCGCGCCAGGAGCACCCTCTGAGCCTGCGTGATGCCGTCCCACTGGTCAGGCGTCCACCCGAGCCTCGCGGCCACGTACGCCCACTCGGCGTCCTCGGCGTGCTCCCGTGGGACGAGCCTCATCCACGGGTGGCCGACGCTGCCTGCGCTGGTGCGCCTGATGACCTGCCTTGTGAGGGCTACTGGAATAAAAAACCACAGTCGCGGCTGAGAGCCTCTGCGGCCAGGTTCATGAGCGACACCATGCCGTGCTCGCCGATGTAGCCATCGACTACCTGCATGGCACGCGTGGGGTTCACCCACGCCGCGCTGCCGACCTCGCGCAGGCCGTAGGCAACCACCGTGCGCTCGTCCTTGATGGTCGGCATCTGGCTGAACACCTGCACGACCGAGCGGTTCCCGAGGGCCGCCTCGGCCATCTCTATGCGCTTCGGGACGTACACGATCTCGTACTCGGTGCCGCCCTGCTCGAGCGTCGTCTGCTGCGTGTCTGCCATGCTGCCCTCCATGTCGGCGGGAGGCGTACGGGCCTCCCACCATGATCGTCGCTGTCAGTCCTAATGGCGGTTCGACGGCTTCGCCGCCGCCTTGGCGGCTGCGGCGGTGTCGATGTCGAACCAGGTGAGCTTGCCCGTGCCGGTGAGCGAGATGCTCGCCGTGGAGTTGTCATCCGCAGGGGCGTCGTTCTCGTACTTGGTCACGTAGGCCAGGCCGCCGCAGCGCGGCGTGTAGTTCGTGTCGTCGTACACCTGCTTCATGCAGATGGCCGTGCCGTCCTCGAAGGCCTTGCGGAGGGCCTTGTCGGACTCGCTGTCCTTGACGGTCGCCGTGTCGATGTCGAGCGTCCAGCTCTTGGTGGACGGCCGGTTGATCTGCCAGGTCTGCTTCGTGTCCTTGCTGGTGAAGTTGGTCGTGTCCGCAGAGAGCGAGATCTTGGCGCCGGTCTCGCCGTCGATGGCGAGCAGCTTGGTTCCGTCCGCGTTGAAGATGCACGTGAGGATGTCCGAGCCCTTGAGGGCGGCCACCGACTTCTCGGTGACGCAGTACGCTCCCGAATCGAAGTTCGTGGTGGGTGCTGGGTCTGGCATTGATGCCTCCTATTTCGCGATGAGCCCGTACGAGACCGTGAGCTCGTATGCCACGATGGCATGCCACTCGCCCGTCCCGTCGCGCTTGATGTTCTGGATTCCCATGTCGTCCTGGCGCACCAGGTTGAAGATGGGGCACTCGGACGCGTCGACCACCACGTCCTGCTCCATGGCCTCCTCGAGGGAGGCCACCATGGCAAGCACGCCCTCCTTCGACCTGGAGGGTGACGATATGGCATGTATCTGCACGTCGAAGACGTCGAGGAACATGGTCTTCGACTTGCCGGGCCTGCTCCCCACGAGCGACACCGAGTAGAGCGGCGACGGCTCGTCGTCCGGGTCGAGGACGCACCTGGTGCCCGTGCCGTCCTGGATCCTCGCCACTATCGCGGCCACGAGGTCGACCGGCGAGAGCCGCCTCAGCATCCGCCTGCTCATAGACCGGCCTCCCTCAGCGCCTCTCCTACCCTGCGTTCGAGGATAGGCTGGGCCCTGCGTACCTCCTGCGACAGGAAGTGCCGTCCCTCGACGTAGGGGGCCTTGAGCCGCTTGCCAAGCTTCGGCACGTACCTCCCGACCTGCTGCCGGTGCCCGTACTCGACGTGCGGGGCGTACTCGGCGTTGTAGCCCACGTATCCCTCGGTGTCCGTGACCTCCTGCCTGAGCGAGTTCACCAGGCCGCCGGAGTCACGCGGCGTCGATGCCCTGAGGTCCTCGGCCATCTCGTTCACTGTCGCGGTGATGGCTGTCCTCACGGCGAGCTGCCCGAGCCCATCCAGCGCCGCCGAGAGCCCACCATCGTCCAGCGTGATGCCCATTGCTAGCCACCCTTCTGCCTCGTGCAGTACAGGGATCGGCGCCTGCCAAGGTCTGACACCTGCGTTACCTCGTAGGTCTCGCCGTCCTGACCTACCGGAAAGCGGATCGTGTCCGCCCTGCGGACGGTGGCCACGGGTGCCGTGGTGACCAAGGCGAGGTCGCAGGCCCTGTAGCCGTTCCCCTCGTTCTCGGTGGCCGTCAGCCCCCATGGGGTGGTGCGCACGCGCACCCTTCCCAGGCTCCTTGACTCGCGGATTCGGTTGCCGAGCCTGTCACGCCTCCCGGTGTCGGAGAGCTCATAGAGCTCCGCCATGCGCCACCTCATACGAACCTCACCTTCGGCAGCCCGGACGAGCCGTCCGCGCGGGCCATGTCGGCGAGCGCGGACAGCTCCCGGTCGTACTCGGAGAGGAGGTCGTCGACGAAGGTGACTGACATGACGTCGCCCTGGCCCTCCGACTCGGACGTGATGCCCTCGTCGAAGCGCCGGTTGACGGCCTTGACCGTGGCGTCCACCACGATGGACTCAGCCAGCGCAGGGAGCCTTGCGACGCCTGCCCGCAGGCACACGCGGTCGGAGACGGACTGGACGGCCTCCGCCAGCCACTCGTCGGACGGGACGTCCTCCCAGGCGTCAAGCCTCGCCTTGACGCGATCCAGGACGGCCATGCCGCCACCTCCCTGTCATTAGGCTCCGGGCGTGATGGTGCCCTTGAGGACGGCGTCAGACACCTCCGGGAAGACCTTCGTGCCGCCCATGACGAGCGTGTCGATGCTCGCGTTCGTGGTGATCACGGCGTGCGTCATGCCAAGCATGCCGGTCGCGTCTGACGTGAGGCCGAAGGTCTGTGCAAGGTCGCCACCGTTGGCGGGCACGTAGGCGATGTTCAGGTTCTGTGCGGCTGTGCCGAAGACTGTGCCTGCGGGAACTTTTGCACTCGTGAAGGTCGTGCCGAGCCCCAGGAAGTCCTTGATGTAGGACATACCGAATGCGCTCTGGGTCGTGATGGTGGCCGTGCCGAGGTAGGATGCCACGTCGGTCGGGTTCACGAAGAACGCGAACGGCGGGACTCCGTCGTCGTCGATGTCACCGAAGCCGTCGTAGTCCTCGAAGATGGTCTCGAGCGCGGCCCACATGTTGGCGAGCGCGGCCTGCAGCGTCTTGCCCGCGGGAGCGGTCTTGGTCGTGCCGGTGACGGCGGCGAGCAGGTCAGACTTGATGTTGCCCTGCAGGCCCGCGACGAACTTCGCGTCCGTGTCGTTGATGGCGCGGTCACGGCCCTTGCCCTGGACGGCCTCGGCCGTGGTGTTGCGGCGCCACTTGCTGAGGCCGAGCGTGATGGTCTGGTCAAGGGTGCGGGACACCTTGGAGAGCGGGATGTACTCGCCCTCGGCGACGTTGCCGCCCTTGACGTCGGTCGTGTACTTGTAGGTCTTGATCGTGCCTCCGTCGGCAACGGGGATGAGGTTGGTCATCCCGAGCAGCTTCTGCAGGCGCTGGATGCCCTGCGCGAAGCGGTTGACGTAGTCGATGGAGATGTCAGGTGCGAGGTCGGCCGCCTTGGTGACGCCGGCCTCCGGATAGCTCAGGTTCGCTGCTGGCATGTCATGCCTCTTTCTGCTGGTTGGTGAATAGCTCTATGTGCTCGCGGATGGCCCTCTGGCGCTCGGCGGTGTCCTTGATCGCCATGACGTCGGACTTGGTCATCGGCTTTCCGGTGCCGCCCGCCTTCGGCGCGCTGCCAGAGAGCCTGGCCTTCACGGCGGACTCCACAGCCGCGTCGAAGGCATCAGCAAAGGCATCGACCGCCGCCTTGGTGTCCTCGGCCGTCTCGCCGACGAGCATGCCCACGAGCTCGTCCGGCACGCTGATGCTGCGCCCGGCGAGCTGCCTCCTGGACTCTGCGACCATGCCGGACACCGACTTCTCGCGCTCGAGCTCGTCGAGGCGCTTCTGCAGCTGGTCGCGCTCGTACTCGGCCTTCTGGGTCGCGTTCATCTCGGCGAGCTTCGCGGCCTCGGCGACCTTGGCCTCCTGCTGCTCCTGCCACTTAGCGAACTTCTTCGCGATGATCGCGTCCACGTCCGCGTCGGTGTAGGTCTTGCCGCCCTGCTGGGTGCCCTCGCCCTTCTTGGTCGGGTCGGTCTGCTGCTGGCCCTGCTGGGCGCCCTCGCCCTGCTGCTGCGTGCCGTCGTTCTCGTCCGCCATCCGCGTGCTCCGTATCCCCGCATGTCATGGCCCTGCGGCTCGGCCTTCCCACGGTGCTTTTAGCGTCATCACGTCTCGGACGCGCGAGCGGGCCACCGTCCCCGGTTGGCCCTACTCGCAAAGCTCGATGATCCTGTCCACGGCATCGGCCGTCGGGTAGCCCCTGCAGCGCATGAGCTCCTCGTCCCCGTCGTCCACGGTGACCGTCGGGAGGTAGTCGATGTCCCTGTCCATGGCCTCGCACGGGCACCAGTCGATGTCCTTGGTGAGCGGCTCTATGCCCTCGTCCTCGAGCGTCGGCACGAGGTCGCGCAGCGTCCCCCTGCACGGGGAGCACCAGCTCGCGTGCCAGATGGTGACCGTCGGCATGAGGTCCTCCTATGGTCGGGGCGGCGGGACTCGAACCCGCAAGGCCGCACGGCCACGTGCTCCTGGGGCACGCGCGTATGCCAGTTTCGCCACGCCCCGAAATCGGGTATACTGCCAGTGACGCCGAGCTCCACCCGGGTATACGAACCAGAGCAGAGAATCGGCGTCATTCTTTATCTGAACACCCTCTCAAGAAGCTCGGTGAGGGCGACTATTACCTTTATATCGCCCTTCTTAATCATCTCCTGCAGCACCTCTTCCTCCTGGGTATCGGTGAGCGTGCGGAGAGATAGGTCTACGATGACGTTCTCGCTTTGCCGTGCTGCATCGCCTATCCTCACCTTTGCCTTGTATGCGCTGCGTGTGCCGAGGCGTTTCATCTCATAAGGAATACCGTCAAGAAGCATGTCTGCGTTGTGTGATCCCGGTTTGCTCGATTCGAGCTTGAATCTCACCTTGTGGCCGTTCCTGGCGAGCCACGTTGCCGCCTGAATCTCCTTGGCCTTGGGCTTCGCCCTGTACTCGGCGCTCACGCGCCCGTCCGATATCGAAGACAGGTAGGCGTTCACCGTCTCGTCATAGCCCCTGCGGCTCTTGCCGGTGGCCCTGTAGTCCCTCCAGACGCGCCCGAAGTCGCTTTCGATGCGGCCGCATTCGTCCTGGACGGCGCGCGCCCTCTTCGCACGCTCGCCATCATCCGTCATGCGCCTGGCGGCAAGCTCGGCACGCTTGGCGTCCACCTGCTGGCGCGTCCAGGCGTCCCAGTCGTCGACGGCCGGCGCTATCTGGCAGCGGCAGTTCGGGTGTATCGGTGGCAGGTTCACTCCGGGCATGGCGTCCTCGACGCGGAACGTCTTGCCGGTGAGGCCCGAGCACTCGGAGCACGTGCGCTCGTCGCCTATCGGCTCGACGCGGTACTCCTCGAAGCCCTCGCGGGCGAGCTCCGCGAGCTGGGCCTGGCGCGAGACGTAGGTGCCCTCGGTATAGACCAGGCGCATGACGCTCGACTCGGAGACGCCCACGAACCGCTTTGACACGGCGTCCGCCAGGCGCCGGTAGGACTCGCCCCGCGCCAGGGCCTTGGCCATGTCGTCCTGGACGTAGGCTGCAACCTTGTCAGCGTTGTTCCAGACCCTCTGGCTGTAGCTCTCGCCAGCATTCCAGGGCGTCCCGACGAAGCGGCGGATCGTGTCGTCGTCCATCGAGTGGAACGACCTGCCGTAGCCCATCGCCTCTGCCACCGCGTTGGCGCCGCGCGCCGCCTGGCGGGCGAAGTGGGCGCCAAGGCCGTCCGTCGCCTGGGCTGTGGCACGCGCCAGGTGGAGCCTGGCCGACGCCTGGAGCCCCTCGAGGCGGTCAAGCTTGTAGATGCTCTTGCGTATGGCGACCATGTCGGCCTTGTCTGGGTGGGCCGTGGCCCATGCGTCGCAGTCGCGCATGAGCAGGTCGCGGTCTGCCTCGTCCATCGCCTCCAGCATCGTGCGGTAGCGCAGGACGCCGTCCTGCCCGTACCGCTCGTAGTAGCTCGCAATCTCCTTGGAGAGGTCGGCCATCTCGGTCTCGTAGGCCCTGGACACGCGCCTTGCGAGGGCGTGCTCGTCTGACTCCATGGCCGCGTCAGCCCTCGCGATGCGACGCTCCCAGTAGGTGGCCACCTACCCCTCCTGACCGCCCCTCTGGGGCACCAGCGCGGCGGCGCGCGCCTCCTGCTCGTCCGCCTTGCGGCGCATCTCCGCCTTGGGGTCGGGGACGTTGGAGAGCACGGAGAGCTGCGTCTCCTCGGACGTGATGCCCGAGAGGTTGCCGGCTATCTGCGATTCCTCCAGCAAGTTGTTCGGCAGGTTGCGCGTCATGATGACCTGCACGCCCTCCCACGCGTCCGGAGAGAGCGAGTTGCCCGCGTAGCCGCAGAGCAGCATGTGACGCCGACCAAGCCCGCGCTTGAACTTGCGCTCCTTGACGAGGGCGAGATCACTCATGGCCTGAAGGCGGTACTTGATGGCGATACCGCTCGAGGTGTCGAAGCTCTCCGAGCTGAGGTCTGAGACCATCGAGAGCGTGAAGATGAGCCTCTCGAGGCGGTCTATCAGGTGCTCCTGCGTCCCGTCCGCATCCGGTTTCGGCAGGAAGTCAACGACCACGTTTGACGCGTCGCGGCCCTCCAGGTTGATGATGCGCGAGTCACGCAGGTTCTTGAGCGTCTCTTCATCGAGGTGCGCGCCGAGTATCTTGAGGTAGGCGTCGGCGTAGTACTCTACGTCGTTGGCCTTCTCGCTGAGCGCCTTGTCGTGAGCCTCTATGAGCGTGATTACGCCCTCGAAGAGGCCCTGGCGCTCCTCGTTGTCCACGTACTCGACGGCCGGTACGTCCGGGAAGCCGTGCTCGGTCGCCTCACCGAACCTCACCGTCCCGCCGACGAGTTCGAACGGCGTCTCGTACGTGGCGTCGTACAGTGTCCCGCGAAGCGTGTCAGGACGGTTGTCGAACCTGTTGTCATCGCGCCAGAAGCGTACGGCCCAGAACACCTTGCCAGCTACGCTGTCATCGCGGATGAGGAACATGTTCATCGGGCTCACGAACGTGCTGTGCGGCTCTGCCATCCAGTCGCGCCACATGACCTCGTACGACTGGCCGTAGATATCAGCGAGCTTGCTCAGCTCGGCGTTGAGGTCGTCGACGTCGTTAGCGGAACCCCACGCGTTGAGCCATTGGATGGTGGCGTCATCGTCACCCAGGAGCTTTGCCGGGCGTCCGAGGAAGTAGCCGACCATGGAGTCCACGATCTGGCGGGCGTAGTTGGCGACGAGGCGGTTGTCGGGCTTGTACTCCGCCTTAGCCGCCTGGTGCAGGATCGCGTGGTCGCCCTCGTACTCCCTGCGCAGCATCGCCAGCCTTGGGAGGTGGCTGGCCTTGTAGTCGCTCAGCATCGATGCGAGCAGGTCTCCGGTGAGCTCCGTCCCGTCAGGCACGCGGTATCCGCCGCACGGCTCGTAGGTCGCGGCGTCAGCCGCCTTGCTGTCGGCCACTATATCCCTCCCCTGAAGAGATGCACCCTCGGCGCGTCGTCGTGGAGCCTGATGGCGCACGCCAGCGAGTCGGGCGCATCGTCGTGCTCGGCGCCCTCCGTGTAGTCCATGACCTCGTCCCAGTAGGCCGCGCTGGCGTCGCGTGCGCTGTCATAGCGCACGAGGTCGGCCCAGCGCCCACGGGCGTGGGTGGATATCTTGACGAACTTGTTGGCGCTCTCCTGGTACGTGGAGACGGGAAGGCCCATGCCGCGCATCCTCTCGGCCAGGTAGCCCTTGTCGGCGTTGCGCTCGCACCATACCGTACCGAGCCTGAGCGTCTCGTGGAGCTCCATGATGCGGGCCATGCAGCGGTCGACGTGCGTCTCGCGGAAGAGCTCGCCGTGGACGTATGGCCTGCCGTCGTGCCAGGCGATGCAGGTGACGGCCGTGCCATCGCTCCCGCCATACGCCGCGTCGACGTGCATCAGTCCGTCGTACAGCAGCGTCTGGTCGGCGAACGCCTCTGGCTCGCCCTCGAACACCGCGCCATCCTGGGCCACATGGCGAAGCTCGTAGTTCGCGGCGAAGAGCGAGCGCGTCATGGCCTTGCGCAGGTCTGCGGCCTCACCGTCCGACACGAGGCCGGTTGAGTCCCACGGCCAACGCTCCGGCTCTGGCATGAGCTGGAAGGCGTCATCCCTGTGCCACGGTGTGCCCGTGTTGACGATGCGGCCGCCCCTGTTGCGGACGTTCTGAAGCTCGCGGTAGAACGCCTTGGTTGCCTCGCGCTCCGCCCTCGACGCCCTGTCCCTGAGCGTGACGACGTCATCCGTGAAGACCACGTCGTAGTGCTTGCCCGTGAGCGATTCGCCGATGCCGTATCCCGAGAGCTGCGGAAGGCCCGAGACGTTGCATGCGAGGTCGGTGCTTATCGCCGTCGAGCTTGCCGACGTCACTCGCGCTGGCCGGCCGTATATCGTCTCGATGACCATGGCCGACGTGTCGGAGCAGAGCATGCGGGCCACCGCCGACATGACTTCCTCGACGTCCGGGGACGCCTTGCGAAAGAAGCCGACGGTTAGCTGTGGCTTGGTGACCATTAGCAGCCAGAGGGCCACCTTGACGCAGGTGGTCTTGTACGAGCCTCGGTGCGCCTGAAGCGTCCAGTCTCCGTCGCCGAACGCCATACGGCGTATCCATCCGTCGTGCAATGGCTCGACGAGCCTGTCGTAGCCCATCATGCGGGCGAGCCTGACAGAGTGTGACGCCATGACGCGTGCAAGGGCCTGCGCCCTGCTAGCCGCCATCGTCCATAGCCACGTCCAGCAGGTGCGAGAACGCCTCCGCGCTCTCCCTGGACGGAGCGGTAAGCTCCACGCGGTCGCTCGGCCTCTGGCCTGACGTGTCGCGGATGAACTCGGCTGCCTTGGTGTCTCCAGCCATGGCCTTGCGGAGCTGCGCCAGCGCGATGGCCTGCCCGACGGTCATGTTCTTGCCGTCCATGCCGTCCATCGTGCCGGCCGAGGTGACGCCGCCCTTGTGCAGAGGCATGTCGAGCATGTCGCGGAAGGTCTCGCGCATGTCCCTGCGCTCACGGCGCTTCCTCGCCGAGGCCTTGCCCGCCTTGCTTGCGTTGGCTCGGCGCTGGCTCGGCGTGCGCGCGTCGTTAGGCACGAGGTTCTCTGGGTTAGCCATGGTGCCTCGCCGCCCTCAGGTCGACGGGGCTCGCGACGTTGCGCATGCACTCGACCACGCCGTCATACCGGCGCTCGACGTATGCCAGGGCGTCGGCGTCCACGCCACGCTCGAGGAGGGCACGTCTCATCGCCACCGCCATCCGTGTCGTATGCCTGGCGGCGATGCGTGCGATGTCGAAGAGCGTCACCATGCACCCCCATGCGCAAAAGGGGCCACAGGCATAAGCCCATGGCCCCACCGGTCAATCTCAGCACGATACCCTTATACCACCAATCACCTGGCACGACCTGGCAGAACCCGGCACGACCCGGCAATTTTCCTGGCGCGTGACTAAAGCGCGCGCCTATGTCTGGAACCTATGACATAAGGTGTCGGAAATCACGGGGTCTTAATCCATTAATCTGAATAGACACGCGATTCCAATCATTTTACCCCTCGGCAAGCCCCAGGCCGTCCCTCATGCGGTCGAGCCCGTAGGCGTCGATGGTGTCGCAGGCGACGCGCACGGCGTCCCTGCACCAACGCTCGCTCATGCCGCACCCCTCGGCCACCTCTGGCCAGGTTGCCGCGGCGCAGAAGCGCCACCACAGGCAGTCGGCGTACTGCGATCCAAGCATGGAGCACACGCCTCCCGACCCGGTCTGCCCCGAGCCGTATATGACGTCGCAGCACAGGTCTATGAGCGCGTAGTCCTCACTCTGTCGGCTCCTGACGCGCTCCTCGTAGTCCATGCGCTCGTCGGTGGCGCGCATCTGGTCTGCCCTGTGCCCGCTCCTGCCGTGGGCGTCGTACGACTGTGGCCTCACGCCCTCGCGCGACTCCATGCGTGCCAGCGACCGCCTGATGCGCTCGGCGTCCCTTGCCGCCTCGCGCGTCGCCTCGAAGAGGTCGATTGCCGTCGCATACGAGTTCCCTGTCTCCAAGATTCCACCCCAGACCGCCATTCCGCCATCAGTCACCAGGATCGTCAATCGTCGGCATGCATGGACCTGTACCGCTCGCAGGAGACGATCTCGTTGACCGCCGTGTCCTTGCGCGCGCCCGCATAGCCGAGGCATACGCCCTCGTCGCGGGCGAGCTGCCTCAGCTCCCTCATCGTCATGCGCATGAGCTCGTCGCGCCTCGCGCTCTCATCGAACTCGTTGACCATCGCGTTCCTCCATCCTCAGCCTGTACCTGCACTCGTACGCCCTGCACGTCAGCGCGCGGAGCACCGGGCATTGCCTGTGGTCACATCGTGGCATGTGCCCTCCGTCCTGCGGTTCCACGCCTCGATTGCCTGGGCAGCGTTCTGCCACCATCCGGAGTCGACCTGTCCCATGCAATCAGGACACACGACCCTGTAGCGCCATTGGCCTTCGTGGTGCTCGTACCTTTCCACGATGGCGGACGTGCCGCCGCAGAAGGGACAGGGCTTAAGCTCACTCATCCCCGTCACCCCTCATCTCGCGCAGCAGGTCGGTGTGCGCGGAGTTCCACCTGCCGTGCGCCCGCCCGAACGACGTTGCCTCGCTCTCCGACATGCGCTCCCCGAGCGCGGCCGAGAGGATGCCCACCATGCCGTACAGTGCCTCCAGGCACTTGAGCAGTGCCTCGTCACGCTCACTCATCCGTGTCTCCCCTCATGACCCTCGCACCACAGCAGGCGCAGTGGCGCGGCAGCAGTGTCCTCCCGTCCCGCAGGGAGACGCCCAGGGAGCTGTCGCACTCGGAGCACACCAGCTCGTCGTCATTACTCGTGTCCGAGCGCACGGCGCGGCACGTCGGATCGATGAGGTCGGCGATACGGAGAATGAGCCGCTTTCTCTCACTGATATACATCTCGATTGGCATCCTCCCGAAAACCGCATTGAACACCGCCTTTTCGTCATAGAACCCCATCTCGGCCCTTAGCCTCTCGGCCACCTCGCGCCTCTCGTCACTAGCTGCCATCGTTCGCACTTCCTATCCTCAACCTGTACCTGCACTCGTACGCCCTGCACGTCATCGCCCGGAGCACGGGGTGCAGCTGAATCTGCCCGCCACGGACAATGCACTTCCACACGTCCGGTATTTTCGGGTGCGGGCCGAGGACGCACCGCGAGTGCTCGCAGTCCTCACATCTGCGCATCGTCCCTCCTCTCGCCCCAAGCGCAGAAGCCGTCTGGATCCGCCTGCGGAAGGTCGGCCAGGTCGCAGCCGATTGCCTCGTCCCAATCCCACAGTCCCCCCCAGTGCTCGCACTCGCGGCACCGCACGACCCTCTCCCGCACGGCGTCGCCGCCGAGGAGGACGTCGGCAACCATCAGCTCGGCCACGTACTCGCCCATGCCGCTCATCGCTTGCCATCTCCAGTCTTGATGTTGTGGACGTCGTGCACGCACCTCATGCACACGTCCCTGTCGTAGTCCGGGCACTCGGCGTCGAACCTGTGGTGCCCGATGCCCGGCACCGCCCGCGCGGCCTCCTCCGCCGTGGCGGGGCGCAGGCACTCCCTCGGGGTGAGCGCCGCCGTGCATCCCTCGTGGTAGCAGACGTACCAGCCGGTCCGGCCGCGCCCAGCGACGCGCCCGACCCGCACCTGCCCGATGCCCAGGTCGTATGCGACGTAGTCGCCGTATCCGTACTTGCTCATAAGTCATCCTCCTTGAGGAAAAGAATCCAGTGCGTCTTGCTCGCCTTCGGCCTGCGGTTGCCCAGGAGCGGCCTTGCCGGGCAGCAGGACAGCACGTCCATGAGGGGTATGTGGTACTCGTACCACTTGAAGACGAGCGTGCCGCCCGGCCTGAGCACGCGCAGGCACTCGGAGAAGCCCGCCGAGAGGTCGTCGCGCCACCCCTTGGGGTCGAGCCTGCCGTACTTGTCCACCTGCCAGCCCGCCCCCACCTCAAGGTGCGGAGGGTCGAAGACGACCAGCGAGAAAGACTCGTCCGGGAAGGGCAGGTCGCGGAAGTCGGCCACCAGGTCAGGCTCCACGTCGAGCGCACGACCGTCGCAGAGGACCTTGTGGCGCGGATTGAGGTCACAGAATGTGACGCGCTGGTCTTCCTTGTCGAAGTAGAAGCTCCTCGGCCCGCAGGCCACATCCAGCGCCGGTGTCATCACTCGTCACTTCCCAGCCTGCGCAGGCGCTCGGCGATGCCGTGCAGGTGGTCATACGGCTCGTCGGGGTCCTGCCCGGCGTCTATCCAGCGGTCTATCTCGTCCGCGAGCGAGGAAGGCGTGTCTGCGTGGCTGAAGAGGCCGGTGCGCAGCGTCACGAAGCCGTCCGCGCACCCGACACTGACGCCATTGTCCGTGAGGTAGACGCTCGTCACCTCCCGCCTGCTGCCCATGTCAGGGTGGGTGACCACGTCGCCGGGTCGTATCGGCTCCCCGTCCGCACCTATCGGCAGGCGCATGAGGCCGTGCGCGGCCAGCTCTGCGTCCGTCCTGTCGGCGTACCAGTCGTCGGCGGAGGCAAAGCCCTCGTCGAACCCACGTTGGTAATCCTCAGTGTCGTCCGACACATCGCACAGCTCGCGAACCTTGGCGGCGATGGCAATTACGTCCTCTACGTAGGTGTTTCGCATTTCCAGCCCCATCGCCTCGCACAGCCTGTTCACCGCACACCAGCAGGTCTTGTTGACACAGCCTGCCCAGTCGATCTCTCCAATGCTCGCAGCGATCTCGCGTCGCTCATTGGTCGTGATCATCACTCGTCCTCCCTGTCAGTCGGCTCTATGAGGCATGCGAGCCTCTCGAGCACGTCTCCCCACGTCCAGTGGCCCCAGTCCCTCTCGGCCTCCGGGTACGCCGCCGCCCGCAGGTCGCCGAGCAGGCACATCTGGTCGTCACCCGTCGCGGCCGACCTGTGCAGCTGCGCCGCCACCCTGGCGCGCTCCGCCGCGTCGTGCGGGTCGCGTGTCGTCACATCGCGCATATGCGCCTCCATCCGTCCATGTCGAGCGCGTCCTGGTACCTCGTCGGCTCGTCGCAGAGGAGGTACTCCCAGTGGCCCGCGCTGCTTACGATTCCGTCTGCCGCGTTTGGCCTCCTGTCAACCCAACGGAAGTGCAGCCTGTTCTGGTGGGCGAGCCCGTGGCACCCGGACGCGTTGCCATTGCCGCAGAGCGTGATGGTCGGCTTTGCCAGCTCGACGCCATGCAGCCACATGCGCCCGGCGCCCCTGCGCACCACGTGGTGCTGGTTCAGGGGCCACGTCCTGCCGCACACGGCGCAGCGGCCGAGCGTGACGGATGGCCTGCCCATCATCGGCCGGAGCATCTCCGGCAGCGTTGTCACCCTAGCCATCGAGCCTCCTGTCCCTTCCGCCTAGCTCGACTACCTCGCATCCATCGCGCAGCCTCGAGACAACCGCTATCGCCGTGTCCTTGTCACCGTTCTTTGCCAGGCGCTCGATGAGCATTCCCGGCTTGTATTGCGTCGTGACGATCGTCGGGAGCATGCGGTTGTATCGCTCGTCCACGAGGGCGAATATTCGCTCTAGTGCGAAGTCGGTTGGGCTCTCCTTGCCGAGGTCATCGAGCACCAGGCATCTAACGCGCTGGTACTCGGGGAGCGGGTCGCTTCCATCCTTGAATCCGTCCTTGATTGCGTCGAGAATCTTCCACATTGACGAGAGCCTGACACGCACGCCATGGTCGACGAGGGTGCGCGACGTTACTGCCGCGAGCATCGTCTTTCCCGTCCCGACGCCTCCGCAGATGTAGAGGTTAGACCCTCCTTCGGCCAGCTCTGCACACTCATGAGCCATGGGGTGCTCGGCATCGGAGTAGCGAGGCATGATGCCAGCCCTCTCGTAGGCCCTACGCCTGCGCTCGTACCTCTCACGCTCGGCGGCGTCAGCCTCGGCCCTCCCGTCAGCCTCGCGCTGCCTCACGGCGCCATCGCACTGGCATGGCTCGTAGCCAGCGAAGATCGTCCTACCAGCGACGTCCAGGGTGCGGGCGCGCAGCTCCATCCCACAGAACGGGCAGCTAGTCGTACTCGCCATGGTACTCACCGCCCTCGTGGCACTCGTCACGGCACCATCTGCGGACGGTGGCCTTCCAGTCCCTCATGGGGTTTCGCCCGACCTTCCAGCCGTTCGACTCGTAGTAGTCCATGAAGCGGGCTGCATCGAATCCTGGGTGGCCCCTCTCGGACGCGTAGGCCGAGACATCATCTGCGGTCGGCTTTTGAAAGCGGGGGCTTTTCTTGGAACTTCCGTTAGGAAGTTCTTCTTTACCCTTACTCTTACCCTTACCCTTAGGTTTCTCGGTTTCGGGCGTTTGGCTTTCCGCGATTTCGCCGTTTAGCTTTTCCGATTTCTCTCGGTTAGGTTTCTCGGTTTCGGGCGTTTGGCTTTCCGCGATTTCGCCGTTTAGCTTTTTGTTAGGCCTTCCGCCCTTGCGCCCATTGACTATCCGCGTGCGGCTCTCGTCGAGGGATGGACGGATGGCGATAATAACCGCCATGGCCGTCCCCTTGACGTCTGGCTCGATTCCGTAGGCGAGAAACTCTATGAGCGCCGTGTAGTACCGCTCCCTGTCCCTTTTGCCAAGCTGTTGGCCAGCATCTATGTATGAGTCGAAGATGTTCACAGCTCTGTCCCTAGAATGGAATCTCGTCGTCGTAAAGGCCTGGCTGTGGCGCCGCCTGCGGGGCTGGTGCGGCAGCTGGCTGCGGCGCCGGTGCAGCGGCAGGCTGCTGGTACTGCGGAGCCGGTGCTGGTGCCACCTGAGGCTGCCTCGCATATGCCTGCTGGTACTGCGGGGCCTCCTGTGGCGCCTGCTGGTATGCGGGCGCAGGCTGCTGGTGCTGCGGCGCGTACGCGGGCGCATCGCTCCTGGGGCTCAGGAACTCGATGTCGTCGGCGACGACCTCGACCTTGCTGCGCTTCTTCCCGGTCTCGGAGTCCTGCCACTCGCTGTAGCGCAGACGCCCGGACACGGACACCTTTGATCCCTTGTGCAGCATCCCGGAGAGCGCGCCGGCTCGGTTGCCGAAGACCACGACGCCGATCCAGTTGGGCCTGTCCGCCCACGTGCCGTCCTGCTGCCTGACCCTGTCGTTCACGGCCACCCTCATGCTCAGCACCTGGGTGCCGGTGCTGGTCTGCCTCAGCTCGGGGTTCGCCCCGAGGTTGCCTGAGATGCTTGCAACGTTGATGCTCATCGTCTCCCCTATCCGTTCGCCGCCCTCGACCACTCTCGGTCTATCTGGGCGTTCACTATCCGTATCCGCAGCTTTATCGTGTTGATGGCCTCCTGCGAGGCCTTGTAGAGCGCCTCTGCGCAGTCCCTGGAGCACTTGAGGTCGGCTATGTGGGGGTCGCCCCTGCACAGGTCCGATATGACCGTCACCGGCGTCCCCTTGGTGCGCTCGTCCAGGATGCGGAGGCGGAGCGCCTTGCGGTACTCCGCCTCGTTCCTGGCGTACTGGCAGCCCGCGTTCCTCATGGCCTCGACCTCGCCGTCGAGCCTGTCCTGCAGCTCCATGAGCTCGGCGTAGTCGCCCTGCCCGGCGTAGGTGCCCATGGGCTACCTGATCCGCCAGTCGGGGTTCGGGCAGCAGCCGGGTCGTGCCAGGAAGGCCTCGTACTGCGCTGCGTTCTTGAAGGTGTAGGCCATACCGCAGCTGTGGCACTTCGCCTCGAACGGGCCGTCCGGGATGGCCTCCGCGCCCGTCGCCCCGTCACCAGCGTCGCTGTCGGCCGTGTCGTCCAGGGCGAAGAGGTTTCCCAGCGCGCGCTTGCCGGCGTAGGAGGACGCGGTCCCGGTTATCTGGGCCGCGTCCATCCCCTTCTTCTCCTCGGGCTCCCTCGCCAGGCCGTGGGCCGACATGATGGCGCCCGTCTCCGTGTCCACGACCGACGCCGTGCAGCGCACGTAGTGCCAGCCGCCGACGTCCACGACCTCGTCGTCGCATATGAGCGCGAGGCCCCTCTCGTGGCACAGGGGCTTGGCCGCCTCGAGGATGTCCTCCTTGCTGCGGTAGTAGAACTTGCTGAAGTTGTTCCATTGCTTCTTCTCGACCTTGATCCTGCCCTGTATGTCGGCCAGGCGCGCCATCAGGCTTGTCTCGTCTGCCATCTCTCTATCCTCTCGTCCTGTCGAGCGCCTGCGCCAGCGTCCCCGGCAGCACGCGCCCCCTCACGCCGAGCGACCCGATGGCCTTCGCCACCAGCTCCATCTGCGACCTCGTGGCCGCCTCGACCACGACCACCCACGGGGCGGTGGCCTCGCCCGGCTCCGAGAACGTCGGTGCGGGAGGTGCCGCGGGCGCCTGAGGGGCCGTATCCGGCGCCGGGGCGGGCGGTGCCTCCACCGGGTCGGGTGCGGGCGCAAACGGCGCGAATTCAGGCGCTGGTGCGGCCTCGGGGGCCATCGGAGCGTCACCGGGCGCGGCCGGCTCCATTCCGGCCTCGGCGCGCCTCAGCCGTGCCTCCTCGGCCTCGCGGAGCCTCGCCTCGTGCTCGGTCTCCTCGCGTGCCCTCCTCTCCGCCTCGGCGGCGGCCCTCTCGGCCTCCTCACGCTCGAGGCGCTCGCGCTCGGCCCGCTCGGCCTCCTGGCGGCGGCGTTCCGCCTCCTCGAGGGCCTCCCTCTGGCGCCTGCGCTCGGCGGCGCGGCGCATGGCCTCGCCCATGTCGAGCGTCGAGAGGTAGTCCTGCTTGAGCGCCATCCTCTCGCCCTCGTCGAGCGACTGGGCGTCTATGGATTCGAGGTCGGCCTCTATGGCCCTCACGTGCCTGGTGACGTCCTCCTGGATGGCTGCTTCGTTTGTGCCGTAGTTGAGCCACTTGCCCTCGGCGCCGAACGCGTCGACGAGCCTCTGGAAGGGCACGGCGTCCACCACGACGCCGCCCTGGTCGACGTACCACGCCTCGATGGCCTGCGTGCGGGACTCCACCGTGAGCCTCTCCCACTCGGCGAGCGCCTCCTTGTAGGAGGCGTCCACCCCGGAGAGCGGCGCGAGCAGGTCGCGAACCTGGGCCTCGAAGTCGCGCACGGCGTCCTTGATGGCGCCGACCTGCTCCCTGCGGGCGTCCTCGACCTCCTTGATGGCCTTGCGGGCCTGCGTGCGCGCCCGCTTGCTGTCCCTGTAGTCCTTCGCGCTCTCGATCTCGTGCGGCCGGTAGTCCTCGGCTATCTCGGCCACCTTGGCACGCTGCTCGGCGAGCCACCTGTCCGCCCCGGAGAGCACGTCGGGCGCGTCGATGACCGTGGCCTCGACCTCCTCGACCTTCTTCTTCCTCGCTGTCATGAGCTCCTCCAATGCATGTCCTCGCCCGTGATGGTCACCACCACGCGCGGCTTTCTCTTGTCTATCGAGAACTCGCTCGATATCCCGCCCACGTGCCGCTGGTCGTCGTCCCCGATGACCCCGGCCTCGACGAGGCCGTCCAGCACGAACTTCATCCCGAACGCGACGTTGTCCAGGTCGCGCCTTGAGTCGCGCTCCACCCACCTGCACGTGACCGTGACTGGGCCGAAGAACCGGCCGACCCTCGCGGCCCTGGCGCACGCGGCCACGAGCCGGGTGCTCTCGCGCTTGAGCTTGGCGCCCACCGCCCAGTGGGAGCGGCAGGCCCTCGTGTACTCGTTGAGCCCGGGGAGCCTCCCGGGCACCTCGAAGCGCCTGACCATCAGGACACCCCGTCGAAGTCGCTCCTGCGGGTCATGACGCGCATGCCGTCGTGCCTGCGCGCGAGCCAGCGCCCTATGAGGGCGCGGTCGCTGTTGTTCACCCTGTAGCGGTGCACCTGGCCGTAGGCGTCCTGGAACGGAATGGGGTCTATCCGCAGCCCGCCGTCGTGGCGCAGCTTCTCGATGACGTACTGGACGCTCACGCGGCCCTCGCGCTCCTGCATCCCCAGCGCGTACTCGTCCAGGAGCGCGCACGCCCTGGGGTTGCGCCTCTTCCACATCTCGAAGAGCTGCCTCCTGGCGTTTGCTCCGAGTGGCATCGGGTAGCTCGGCATGTCACCCATCGACGACCACCACCGACGCCGGTACGCGCCCGGTCCTGTCCTCGTAGTCCATCTCCCCCGCGATGCCGAGGCACGCGAGGACGAGCAGGAGCGCCAGGACGGCGGCGGCCACCTGGAGTGGCGTCAGCATGTCCGTGTCCTCGAACCTCCGATGCGCCCTCATGACCTCATCCCCCTCATCCACCTGTCCAGGTCGCGCCTCCGTACCCTGCGGCCCCGCAAGGCCCCGTGCGGCATCAGGCTCGGCAGCTCACCGCTCCTGATGGCCGTCCTTATGACCCGCTCCGAGAAGCCCGTGAGCGCCGCCGCCTCTGCGACGGAGAGCGTCACTGACCCCTCCGGTGGTGCTATGCTCTTGTCCATGGATCCCTCCGATCCTGTCGGCCCGCCCGCTGTGCCAGCAGCGGGCGGGCGCCTTGTCACTCGTTCTCCTTGATGGCCTCGGCAAGCTTCTCGTCGTAGACCTCGCGCAGCTGCGCGTCGCAGGCGTCGCGGAAGGCCGTGAGGCTCATACAGTCGGGAATCTTGTCACGCTTGATCTGCCTGTCGCACCAGCCATCGAACGACTGGTAGGTGTCCGTGTCCTCGTCGTACTCGGGATTCGACCAGTAGCCGTCGATGCACTTCTTGACCGCCGCGCGCTTTCCGGCCTCGATGAAGTAGGCTTCGGTGACGCTCAGCGACGCCGTGGCTGTGACCTCTCGCTGCTCGCGCTCGGCCGCCTCGATGGCGCGCGCCTGCTCGCGCAGGCGGTCGTTCTCGTCGCACAGACTGATGACGTCTGCGACGATGCGGTACTTGCTCTGTGCGTCCATGTGTTCCTCCCTAGAAGATTCGCTGCGGCACGTAGCCGCCCGCCTCGCGGTCATAGTGCATGAGCGTGAGGGTCACGCCGTAGATGGCGCATGCCCTGATGACCGCCGCGGCTGCGGCGGTGAGGCCGGTCACGTACACGACCAGCTCACACACTCCCGTGTAGCACGGGAGGTCGGTGTAGTCGGCGCTGTTGAGCGGGCGCCCGACCCTGATGATGATGCCGACCTCCTGCAGGACGAAGTCGCTTGCCACGCGCGCCATGCCCTCGAAGTCGGTCGGGTCGGCGATCGCCTCGAAGACGTATCTGCTGACGGGCATCTCATGACGGCCCCTGACGAGGCCGACCTGCACCTTCTCCAT